GTTAAAAACGCCAGATGTTGATGTAGTTACTGGGGCATCAGCTTTTCTGATTAGGTTTCTATTCTGTCCATAATAGAGTGCCTCTAGTTCGTCAATAGTTCTGATTTGAACCATTAGAACCATGCCTCCTCATTTGTAGGAGTGTAGTAATCACCTTTCAAAATCTTTTGTGCTACAACGGATAATCCGTCGAAACCTTCTTCTCTTGCGTCTTTTAGAACCATATTCAAATCAACTTGTGATTTGTTTACAGTTTCTAAAGATGTAGTTGGACGTGGAGTCTCAGTTGTGAATTCAAAGTTAGTTTTCTCAGCTTTCTCTTGCATAACAAGTTCTTCTGGGTCTGACTCTGTTTCATCACCATCTGCATCTAATTCTGCTTGCACAGAGTTAGATTGATATGTATCTGGGACTTTAACTGTTTCACCAATTCCTTCATCATCTGAAGTATTTGGGAAATCTAGTTGTGTCTTTGGTTCCTCTTCTAGAGCCTTTGTAAGTCTCTCGTCGAGTGCAATTAGGGATTCTGATTGTGCTTTAACGTGTTCTGTCAAAGTAGAAAGTGTCTCAATCAAAGTTTCATCAAAAGATTTTTTAGAATCTTCTGCTTCTTCTTGTTGTTCTTCTTCCTTGTCGTCGCTTTTTGCGATTTCTTCGATAGCCATGTTATTATAGATTCTTGTATATAAGGGCTTATAAAGATTATGTAAGATTTATATTAGTTTAATTTTTCTTTTATCTTCTTTAATTCTTGTATTTGTGCGTGTTTTACAAGTGAATTATTAATTGATTTAACTTTTTTAGTATATATTGCAATTTTGATGTTTGCTGCTCCTTTATCTTCGGCTCTTTCAGGTTTTTCTTGAATAATATTAATATCATTAGTTTCTCCACTTCCTTGAACTGCAACATCGTTTCCTCCTCTTATACCTCCAACTTGGTTTGCAGTTGTATCGGCTTTCAATTTACGTCCTGATGATGCTTCTCTGCCTACATTTTGATTATATGTGGATGTTATATCTCCGTTTGAATCAGAATGATCTCTTCTTTTTAATTCATCGTCTTCTTTCTCTTCATCCTCTTTTTCTCGTTTATCTTTATCATCTTCTGTAGCACCTTGACCACCTAATTTGTCATTTCCATTTTCTGTTTGATATCCTGATTTATCAACTTCGTCTTTATGTACAAATGAGCCTACAATTTTCTCTGCAGATTTTCTTGATTTACCTTCTTTTATTAATGCTTGTACCTTTTCTTCAAATGTTTGTGATTCGTTTAGGTTTGCATGATTTGTTATTGATAGTCTATCTTTAATAGGTACTCCTTCTTTAGCGTTATATACCTCTCTTTCTTTTCTTTCAGCACTTACATTTCTTCTTTTTCTTGGGGTTGCTGCTGCTGCTAATTCTGGTGTTTTATATGGTTTACCATCTGCACCAAAGTATTTTGTATCAGAAGTTGTTACTGCTGGTTCTTTTTTTCTAGCTTTTAAATCTGAACCAAATTGACTAGTTGGTTTGGAACTTTCCACTTTTTCAACTTTTGTATTGTCTAATTGAAATTGATCTCTTGTTAGTGGTGCATCCTCTTCATAATCCTCAGTTGCATCAAAAGGTGTATCTGTATTCACAACACCGTACTTTCCATGTTCAATATCAGATTTTTCTACAAAACATCCCATATTGGTACATCTAATAACCATTTTACCGTCATCTCTTACTTCAGAATTAAAACTAGCCTTTGCAATAGGATTATAATCTGTAATCACAGCCATTGGAACTGCTGGATCTTTACATACTGCAACCTCATAGTGTTCCAAATTGGATAAGGCATATGCCATAGAACCATCTTTCATCTTCATTGGTGTTCGGTTAGAACGAGTTGCCCCACCAAATGATAGTCCTTTGTATTCCTTATTTTTGATTTTATCCCAAATAACATTATCTAATTCGTAATTTTTGTAAATTTTACCTGTAATTTTAATTGCAGGCAAATCTTCACCATGTTCATTTTTAACAATAGTTTTAGAATAATTAATACCTTTTCCTATGATACGATTTGAATGTGTATCACTAATTGGTGCTCCTCTATCCATCCAAATTGGTAACACCTTGTATAATTCATCAACAATAGTAACTTCCCCTTGTTTATCTTTCATTTGAACAGTTAATAATCCTTCAAAATATCTCTCATCAGAATTGATTGATTGCATACTTTTTAGAGATGTAGTGAGCTGGTTAAATTGAATTACTTCTCCCATATATAAAACATCGCTTCCATACTAATAAAGATTATTATGGGAAAAAATAGTAGAAAATCCTAGTATTTATACTAAGATTTGTTTTGATCGCCTTTTGATTTTCTAAAGTGGTATTGAATTACGAGTACAACAATAATTGTCATAGTCGATAAAATTCCTGCTAGGCTTTCAACAGAATCTAGGATTACTCCTAGTCTTGTTTCTCCTTCTGGAACCACTTCTAACAAGCCCATAAACAATGTGAATGACCACATTGCAACATATCCCAATACTACGATAAATGCCAAGATGTTGTTTATGGTAATTCTATCTATAATATTATTCATTAAATATTGACAAATTACAAAGTATTTAAGCCTTACTTATCATTTCTTAACAATTCTTTAACTAGGTCATTTAACTCTGAATTATTAATTTCATCTGGGTGTAGCCTGTTTGACTGCCTATCAACAGCTTTTGCCAAAATTATCAGGGTTCTTCGCAGTTGTCTAACTGTTTCACATAAATCCTTTTGAGTTGCACTCATTTTCCTGAAAAATGTATACAAACCTGTGCCTATACCTAGTATTGCAGCAATTAACAAAGCTTCAGATACAGAATTAAAACCCATTTCCATACCTGCTATTATATTTAAATATATTTATAATTTATGCAGGAATTAAATAATTCAGTTCAATTAGGTGTGGTATGAGTTCAGGATTTTCATTAATAAACCCAATAAAATCATCATTAGGTACATCTGTTTTAACATTATATTTACCACATTGATAACATATTTCTAAATCCATTTTAAATCCTACATATCGGTATATCTTACCCTCACATACACATTTTTCTTTAACTATTTCTATCCCTTTTTTATTACCAAACAATAAATTATCATCGTTTGGTTTATTAATAAGTATTGTCTAATAAAATTATGGCTTCATCTATATATGTTTTTGATGATATGAAAACATTTGATCATTTTTACAAGGGATATACTGACCAACTGACAAGAAGAGTAAAAATTGTTGATATGTATATACAGGACAAAGATAAACTATATGTTGTAACAAACACAAACACAACAAAAGAAAGACCTAGAATTGGAAAGTCACTTGTTCATTTCAGAAATGGTGATATAGGCGAGTATAAAAATGATGGAACACGACTAATAACACATGATAAGATAAAATTTAACAGAAAGAAAATGCAGTTGGAATTCTTTCCAAGATTTCTAAGAAAACCATTATTGAAATGGAGAGTTGACAGGTACTTGGATGCAGTATTTAGAAATGAAAATAAACAAATAGACTACGATCATAGATATTATGACTTTGAGACAGACAGAATAATTTTTATTTTGAAAAATGATGAATGATTTACTGTCTATAAGATTTGGTTCCGTTGTTCATTATTTGTTTCCAGTCCTTACCGTGTTTTTTCCTCATTGATTGCCAGAACGGATCAGCACCATGCATACCACCTTTTTTATTATATTCTTTCATATGATTTGCAGTTCTTCTATGACATTTCTTGCATAACCTACAATTTATTTGTTCCATGTTAAATTTGTAAACTCCACAAAAATGACACATTCCATAATAAATAGGTTTTATTGAAACAAGTAAAGGTTCTCTACCTTTCTTACCAGCACAGTCTCCACAAATATCAGCTACCAATGCACCAACTACATTATTACCAAAGCAACCAAAACATAGTCCTTCTTTATAATTATTTACGGCTGTATATTCATTTTTTTGGTGTATATCAACAATTTTATTTCCTATGTCAGTGCCACCACTATCTAAATTAAGTTTAGTAGCCATGATCCTTGTTTATATTAATCATTTTCTTTAAACAATCTTGTAAACATATAAATGTATCTTCACATTTGAATATATCTTTTACTTTAATCAAATCATCTATTGTTTTATCAATACGATCTATTTCAAGTTTGGCTTTTGTAATTTTAGTTTTTTTGGTTTTGGATTTTTTTTCAATTTTTTTCAAAGCTCTCTCAACAAGTTCCTTAGTTATTGGTTTTGTTCCATGTACTTTACAGGAATCATCACACTTATGATTTCTCTTCGTCATCTTCCCACCTTTTCATATCTGCAAACTCATTCTTTACTATGTTGCGACATTCTCTTACTGTCATTCTTGTAGACTTTCTTAATTTTTCAACTGTCTTTGTCTTGTTCCAGTTAAAGTCTATTGCTGATTGTAATGTTTTCTTTACCACATCAAAGTTGTCTGGTGTAATTCCTGTTGGGAAATTTTTCTGCGACATTGAAGTACCACTTCCTGAACTTGGATGTCCTTGTGCAACACCTCCTTCATCGGATGGTCTTGTTTGTAATGGTTGTCCAGAAAAGTTTTGTCTGTTCTCTTCTGGTGCAGCAGTGCCTCTACCTCTACCCATTTGTAATTCATCCATAGGTGTTGGTATCTGGTTAGTTTTGAATTCTCCTTCAGCAGTTCTCTCTACATCAAATCCCATTTGCTGTAACATTGCCATGTTTTCAATTTCAACTCCATCTCTTTGAAGTTCTGAGAGTTTGTCATTTTCTTCTCCTGCTTCTAGTTTAAGATCCCAATCATCAACACCCATTAATTCTGTAAATTTCTTAAAGAATGATTTGAATAATACATCTTGTCCCCATTTAACAGCTCTGTTTGTAATTGTAACTTGTAATCCTTCTTGTGACCATCCACCTACCATTTCACCATAGTATAACGGAAGCACACCATAGACAGCTCCAATGATTTGTCTTAGTTCTTTTCTTACTTCAATGAATTGTAACTCTTGTAATGTTCCAGTAAAGTCTAACCATTGTGCCATATTCTGTCCACCCTTATCTGATTCAACCATAAGTGGGTGTATCATGTATGGGTCTTCTGTAGCCTTTTGTTCAAGTGCATCCCATGACTTTCTAAATGTCTCATAGTTACGGGAGGCAACTACAAGTAATCCTCTTGGTGGTCTCATCTTGTCAAAGTATTTTCTTACATATTCATCCATATGAGATAAAGCCATAGCCTTACTCCATACTGCAAATATAGGAGAAAATCCATAAATCAAGGCTGGTCTGTATTTTCCTGCTTTCCATATTACTTCACCTTCAGCATAAATTACTCTCTTAGGATGTGGTACACCTATGGAATAAACTGAGTTAACTTCAAGTATTGCCTTTAATGCCTTTGCATTACATTTATCACATCTATCTGTGTATAATCTAGCATCTCTATGTTCAAATCTAGGACATACAAATATTTTTTGTCTCTTATCATCGTATCCAATTCTACCATCAGAGTCAGCAATCATAGCTACCTGAGGTGGGTCTATTCTTATCAGTTCTTTAATCTCAGTTTTAGTCTGATCAATTTCACCAGTAACATCATCAATAAAATAATTCTTTAACATAAGCAAGTAAGCATTATCTGCAATTTCTAAATCTCTTTCTAATTGTCTAGCAACATCTTCCAAATTTTGGGCGTTTCCATTAACAGGGTTATTAACTAAATCTTCCAATATCTTACGGTGTTCAGGTACAGGACTTCTCAAATCATAACTTTGACATGAATCACATTGTACTCTTTTGGCAAGTTCTTTAGATTCACCTTCTACTGCAATATTTGGAGCATATTTAAATTCTTTAGAACATTGATTGCATTTGTATTTAAATCGTTGTGTAATCTCCCATCCGTTCTTAAACATCTCTCTGTTAAGAGTTTCAATAGGAATACGTAAAGCATCAATGTTATCTGCCAACTCATAAATCATTATGAGAGGGAATGGGAAAATTGGTAGTTTGGCTCCTGTGTCTGTAGCCATGTATGGCTGGGCAATAGATGGTCTTGTAGTAGCTTCAGTGTATCCTTTGTTAGTAAAACTTAGACTTTTACCTATAGAAGATAACCTAGAACGAATACCCATAATATAATGAGAATATAATAGTTAATAAACTTATTGTCTATTGACGGAAATTAACGTAACTTGTCAAATTTTGTCAGGATCACCATGATCACAACATTTAATATCTCTACCTGTTTCTTTGCTACAAGAACAAGTTTTGGCTACCTCTTTTTCAACTATTGTTGGGGGGTCTTCCCTTTTAGCCTCATGTTTGTTCTTGGTCATATAGATATAATATATAATTAATAATATAAAGATTACCTTTAATTAAAACTTATTAGTAATGTAGTATTTAAATGATTATGGTAGACTTTGAATTAGATGACTATAAAACAGTAATACGCTGGTTTGAACTATGTTTTGGGAAGAACCCTAAAGCATTGGACATGCAGGATAAAAAGACGTTTTGGAAATTATCATTCCTGTGTGAAGACAAAATTAAAAATGAACGAGAAGGTACATCCGAATAAACCAATGCGATAGCAAAACGGGGATTTAAGTGTATTGGGATTATAGTTGAAAGTTTATATAGGCAACCATTCATGATATAATAGGCGTCAGGGATTACCAAGCGATGTCAAGAACATATACGGTAGCCCTCTTAGCCTATTACCTAACTTCAATCCTCTACAAGGGACTGGTTACGGTAATTGGTTTAATTCGGTCGGTCAAACCAAACCTATTTTTCAGATACACTTTTATATAACATTCACGTAACATATTTAGGAGCAATCCCGTTGTCACAGGTCGTGACTTGGTGAACACGTAAGATTCACCAACAAGATTGTTTAGGTCTCGTTAAAATCCTAATTCGTTGTGTCATGTAGAGACTTGGATAATCAAGTTCTCCTTTTTAATATTTAATCGAAGATTAGAAAGGTTTATATAACACATATATATGATATATTGTATGAAAGGTTGTAAAGGTATTTGTGACAGACTAAGTAGTGGTAAGCCTTTTGGTAATCCATTTAAAACACATGCGTTATGC